CCACCCCCTTGCGTTTTTCCAGCCAGCATATATACTGCGTCCTACAGAAACACCCCCCATATCATTTTGAAATCGCATACCCCCGGGGGGTATATTTTTGTGCAGGTAGTATCTATTCATCTGTGCCACAAACCGCCAGAACAATGCCACTGATAATTACACCTGAACTAGGTATCCCCATACCCTTCGATGTTACGCCGGAGGAGGCGGAGCAATTCCGCGAACGTGCAGCCGCTGCATGTGCAACGATCAAAGATCTATTAGAAGCAGGTGGTGAACTCGACGTTACCGCTTCTGATACGACCCACGCCCACCAAGTCTTTTCCCACCAAGCACCGCTGAAAGTCGGCAAGACCCCACCCGGTGCAATCCTCAAGCTTGAGGCCCTTCTTACATCCTACGATCATGAGTTCCTCGGTGCCAACCGCAGGATTGCCAACTTTGTCACGAACCGACTCCTAGAAGAGACGGAAGATGAAGACCCAAAGGTCAGGTTGAAAGCCCTAGAACTTCTCGGCAAGCGGCGTGGAGTCAACCTGTTCTCTGATCAACTAGAAATTACAGTCAAACAAAAACCTACAGAAGCCATTGAAGGCGAGCTAACCACACTCCTAGAGAAGTATATGGGGCTGGCTGATGTTGTAGAGAATCCATCAGGCAAAGCCCCGCTAGTCGACTTAGATGCCGAATTGGCTGCGCTAGATACAAGTAAGTTTGAGGATGTCGAGCCAGTAGAAATTGAGGAGGCGGATGAGTCCACAGCTCCTTGACACCCTAAAGAGTAACCCCGCGTTAGTTCAAGGACTCCCTGCGGAGGTGCAGTTACGTGTGATGGAGTTGTTAGAAGAGCTTGAGGCACGCAAAAAGACCGAGCGGGCTAGGTCAGACTTTATGGAGTTTGTGCATCTTGTCTGGCCATCGTTTATTAATGGAGCACACCATGTCAAGATGGCAAGAGCGTTCGAGCGGGTCGCTCGTGGGGAATGTAAGCGGCTTATTATCAATATGCCTCCTCGTCATACTAAGTCCGAGTTTGCTTCTTATCTACTACCTGCTTGGTTTCTGGGAAACTTCCCGCAGAAAAAAGTTATTCAAACGTCGCATACAGCAGAGCTTGCAGTCGGGTTCGGGCGAAAAGTACGTAACTTAGTAGACGGCGACGTATATAAGACTATTTTTCCTGAGACGCATCTGCAGTCTGACTCTAAAGCCGCTGGTCGCTGGAACACATCCAAGGGTGGTGACTACTTCGCTATTGGTATCGGCGGTGCTGTGACCGGTAAGGGTGCGGACATCCTTATTATTGATGACCCACACAGTGAGCAAGAGGCCGCATTAGCGGAAACGAACCCCGAGATTTACGATAAAACCTACGAATGGTACACATCCGGCCCTAGACAGCGACTTCAGCCGGGCGGGGCGATCATTGTAGTGATGACAAGATGGGCTAAGAAGGACTTGACGGGTCAGGTTCTAAAGTCTGCAGCCCAAAGGGATGGTGATGAGTGGGAAGTGATCGAGTTTCCTGCCATTTTACCCTCTGGGAACCCGCTTTGGCCTGAGTTTTGGTCACTAAAAGAGCTTCAGGCCCTTAAAAACGAGCTGCCCAACCAGAAATGGATGGCGCAGTACATGCAAAACCCCACTTCTGAGACCGCAGCCATCGTAAAACGCGAATGGTGGCAGTTATGGGAGTACGACAACCCTCCGGCCTGTGAGTTTGTGCTGCAGAGTTGGGATACAGCGTTCGAGAAGCATAACAGGGCCGACTATTCTGCCTGTACGACGTGGGGCATCTTCTACCAACCAGACGAATCTGGGATAACACAGGCTAATATCATCCTGTTAAACGCATTTCGAGCGCGTATGGAGTTTCCGGAGCTGAAAAGAAAGGCAATGGAGGAGTATCGCGAATGGGAGCCAGATGGGATAATCATCGAGAAGAAGGCTTCAGGCGCTCCGCTTATCTATGAGATGCGGGCTATGGGTGTGCCTGTACAAGAATTCACACCGAGCAAGGGTAACGACAAGATTAGTCGGCTAAACGCGGTATCAGACCTATTCGCTTCAAAACGTGTGTGGGTACCTGAGACTCGGTGGGCCGAAGAGGTGGTAGACGAGGTAGCTTCCTTCCCCGGTGGCGATCACGATGACTATGTTGACTCCGTGTCAATGGCGATAATGCGCTTCAGAAAAGGCGGCTACATCCGTACAGTTAACGATGAGCCAGAGGAAGTTACAGAGTTTAGGCGTAAGAAGAGTTACTACTAAGGACAAGATATGGCGATAGATAAAGCGTTAAATCAAGCCCCGATGGGCATAGGAGCGATGCTACCACAGGGTGCGGAACCTGACCTTGAGATCGAGATTGAAGATCCTGAGTCGGTCAGTATTCGCACAGGCGATCTGGAGATTAGATTCGGCGATGTGGATGTGATCGACGACGAGTTTGATAATAACCTCGCGGAGTATGTGTCGGAGGATGTGCTGGCCTCACTGGCTGGGGATCTGATAGGTGAGTTTGAGGAAGATATATCCAGCCGCAAGGACTGGATGCAGACCTATGTAGACGGCCTTGAGCTGTTGGGTATGAAGATTGAAGAGCGGGCAGAGCCTTGGGAAGGCGCTTGTGGTGTGTACCACCCCCTGCTGGCAGAGGCTTTGGTTAAGTTTCAGTCTGAGACCATCATGGAGACGTTCCCTGCCGCTGGCCCTGTCAAAACGCAGATCATCGGTAAAGAGACACCAAAGAAACGCGCCTCGGCTGAACGGGTGCGGGATGACATGAACCACCAACTTACCGACGTGATGACTGAATATCGCGGCGAGCACGAGCGTATGCTCTGGGGCTTGGGCCTGTCTGGCAATGCGTTTAAAAAGGTGTACTTCGACCCGTCGATGGGCCGACAAGCGTCTATTTTTGTCCCTGCTGAGGATGTAGTAGTACCTTACGGAGCGACTAATCTGGACACCGCAGAGCGTGTTACTCACGTCATGCGTAAGACCGAGAACGAGGTTAAGCGTTTACAAAACGCAGGCTTCTATCGTGATATCGAGTTGCCAGAACCATCTAACTCTCTGGACGAGGTAGAGAAGAAGATCGCTGAGAAGATGGGCTTCCGCGCTACTTCAGATGACCGCTACAAGCTGTTGGAGATGCAGGTGTTTCTCAACCTGCCGGGGTATGAGGACGTGGATGAGGATGGGGACGAGACAGGCATTGCATTGCCCTACATTGTCACTATCGATAAGTCCTCCCAGACAGTTCTTGCCATCCGTCGCAACTACGAAGCGAATGACGAGCTGAGAAAAAAGCGCAACCACTTTGTACACTACGGGTACATCCCGGGCTTTGGCTTCTATCACTTCGGTCTGATTCACCTGATTGGCTCTTACGCTAAGTCAGGCACCTCCTTACTACGTCAGTTGGTTGACGCAGGCACACTATCTAACTTGCCGGGTGGTCTCAAGACCAAAGGCATGCGCACTAAGGGTGACGATACACCGATCTCCCCGGGCGAATGGCGTGATGTGGACGTGGCCTCTGGCACTATCCGAGACAATATCCTCCCACTCCCATATAAAGAGCCAAGTCAGGTTCTGGTTGGGCTAATGGACAAGATTGTCGATGAAGGCCGTCGCTTCGCCTCCGTTGCAGATCTGCAAGTGTCGGATATGTCGGCTAACTCCCCGGTTGGGACTACGTTGGCGATTTTGGAGCGTACGCTGAAGGTGATGTCCGCTGTTCAGGCACGCATTCATAACGCTATGAAGATCGAGTTCAAGCTACTCAAGAAGATCATCGCGGACTACACCCCAGAGGAATATAGCTACGAGCCATCAGAAGGCAGTCGCCGTGCGAAGAAAACTGACTACGATGACGTAGAAGTCATTCCGGTCAGTGATCCAAACGCTGCAACCATGTCCCAGAAGGTTGTTCAATACCAAGCAGTCATGCAAATGGCTCAGGGTAGCCCACAGATTTACGACATGGTGGAGCTCAACAAACAGATGCTAGAGGTGTTGGGTATTAAGAATATCGGCAAGTTGATTCCCGGCGCAGAAGACCAGAAGCCTAAAGATCCTGTGTCTGAGAATATGGCTGTTCTCAACATGAAGCCGGTCAAAGCCTTTATATATCAGGATCATCAGGCGCATATCGCTGTACACACAATGGCTATGCAAGACCCCAAACTCGCGCAGCTTATAGGTCAGAACCCACAAGCTCAGATGATGATGGGGGCAATGCAGGCTCATATTGCCGAGCACGCAGCGTTTGAATATCGTAAACAGATCGAAGAGCAGTTAGGCATCCCATTACCTAAGATGGACGAGATGATGGAGCCAGAGATGGAAGTTGAGATATCTCGCATGATGGCCTTGGCCGCAGGCAAACTCCTCCAAAAAGGACAAGCCGAAGCCGCTCAACAGCAGGCCCAACAAGCCGCACAAGATCCGATTGTTCAGATGCAACAGCAAGAACTGCAACTCAAATCCGAAGAACTCAAGCTGAAACAAACGAAAACAATGGCAGATATTGCCGCCAAGCAGGATCAACTTGAGATCGAGGACAAGCGCATTGAGGCCCAAAAAGAGATCGCTGGTATGCAAGTTGGAGCAAAGACTGCCAAAGATCGTGCTGACCTACAGGCAAAGATGCAATTGGAAGGCGTTCGGATCGGGTCAGAAGTAGCCCGCACCCAAGCACAG